AACGCAATCTTTGAGTCATCATGATTGACTAGTAAAACAACATCTTCTAAAGCTGATTCCTTAATAGCTCCACGAGCGATTGATTCAATCCACCACCCACTACCAATGACAGTTTCTGAATCAAATACTGCTGCATATCCTTCGATGGTTGCTGTACCATCGTTCTTGTTTTCATCGATACTGATGTCAACTAAATTAAATGAACGTCTTGCTCTTAGTTCTTTATTCGGTTCCATTGTTATCATCCTCTTCTTTGACAGGCTTTTTGTCTACCTGATAATTATCAGCTTGATCCTGGCTGACATAGTTAAGACTAACTTTATCTGGTCCACCATCTGCTTCATATCCAATTAGCTCTCTTTGTTCAGCTCTTGATATGTAGTTACTTGGACCCATGAGTTTAATTATTTCAAGCTTGGTTTTCATTGACAAATGATTGACAAGCTTGTCATAAACTTTGATTTGATTTCCAAACTGTCTTTCCCTTTGATTGAAAAAAACATGTGTTGCAGCTTGTTCAATAGCAATTTTAAATGGCTCAATATTTTTCTGATAAAGTGACTGCCACTCATTTTCAGTAGCATCACCTGTAAGGATTTTCATGGATACACCGAAGTTCATTAATGCTACTTTATCAAGGTGATCTAATATCTTTTCATCAACTATTTGTGATTGTGTGGTGAGTGCGTCAAACTTACCATCGGCACCAAGTACTCCAAATGCACCTTCACCTTTTTTCATATTGGCTTCAAACTCTTCTTTAAATTTTTGAAGAGATGATTCACCCATTTGTGATTTAGCACTTAGAATCCCCTTAAGCTGCATTGAAGCTTCTAATGCACGTGGCATGAGTGTTGTTACTTGGTCATATATTTTGAGTTTCTTCAACAGATCCACACGAGATTCATTTCCAAAATAGTAATTATCACCATAGTGTTTTCTAAAGTGAATAATTTCATCATAAGCAATGTTGTATGTTCCTCCGTTTACAATCGTAAATACTAGAAGGTACTTCCCTGTCTTCTCATCAAAAATCATTTCTTCTGATTCTGTGTTGATTGGATAAACAGAGTTAAGTTTAACAACCTGATCACCATTTGCAAGAGTGTACATTTGATATTCAGGATACCAATAAATAACTACTTGTCCAATAAAGCATATCTTTTAAAGTCATTAGTTCATTTGGCTTTCCCATGAAAAGATCATTAATTTCGTCTTTGTTGGTTATTACAAGGCCATCCTTAACTTTTACCGACTTAATAATCATCTTGGAAGCTTCTTCAGCAATAGTGTGTATGCATGCCCTAACAACTGATGCTTCATACACATTGATAGCTGGTGATGATGCTAAGTAATTTCCAAAGTTGGTACTTGTGGATTTGTTTTTTGTTTTTTCGCCAAATAGTTTATTTAGTAAATCTTGAAAAAATCCCATATCACTCACCACCCATGTTCATTAATACTTCATATTCTGCTTGATACATCGATTTAACTGCATATGCTATCATCATGCTAACTGCTCCATCTATTCTGTTGGATGATGACTGTACTTTGACAGGCATAATCAAACCCAAGTTATTTGTTTTAACTGCAACATTCTTTAAATTCCATTTGGTCAACTCGTTGTTTTGATAGTTTACGAGGTGGTCTTTAAAGTCAGCTCCTAAGGATCTCATTGGATTACTCATGACTGAATAGTCCATTCGAATCTTTTCTGTCACACCTTGACCAAACTTATACTCTAGATCTTTAATTAATCCTTTAGCATTCCATTGGTCATATCCAAACTTGAATGGTTTAAGTCTGTACTTTTCATAAAGTTCCCAATACCACTGTGTGATTGCTTCATAGGTTACTTCATTCCCTGGTAAAATCCGGACCAATCCTTTTTGAGCTAGACTGTGGTAATCTTTTCTTTCCAGGTTAGTGTTGTTTTCACTGTTAGCCTTTGATTCAGGAATGAAATACATGACTGCCATAAACTTCTTTTGACCTTTCTGAATAAGTGCTGTTGCAGCTGTTAAGTCTGTTGTTTCAGATAAATCGATTCCGCCTATGTAGAATCCTTCTTTAAAATCTTCAAAACTGAATGTTTCAGTATTTTCAATCTCATTGTGCATCAGCCATGAGATTGCTTTATTTTGTTTAAGATTGAAGTCTTTGCAAAGAATGAATGCTCTATCTTCTCTTGATGTTCTTGCCTTTTCTACGTTGTCATGAAGATATTCCCATTGTTTGATAACTCCCATCGATGGATTTGATTTCCACCAACTGTCTCGATCACTCCAAATCTCGTTTTCCGAGTCTTGTGTGTATAACCAAGGTAGAAGTGATTCATCCTCAATCTCTTTGTTTAAAACCTTTCTAGCATAGGTTAAACGCTTATCTAGATACCCTTCATCAACAATGCCTTCAGTAGTGATTTCAAAAACAAGAGGATCTTCAACAACTGATGCTGATTGCCAGATTGACATAAAAATTGTGTTATCACGCATTTCATGGACTTCATCGATCACTGCTTTTGTGATATTACGTCCTTCTTTGTTTTTTTGTCTCTCTGATATCTTGAAGACTCTAGAACGATTCTTTAAGTTTTTAAGACCTTTTTTATTCCGGTGAGTATGTTTACCATCGGGATCGATAGCTTCTCTCATACTGTCGATTTCCTGGAATACGAGATCAGCTTGTGCATCATCGTTTGATGAGCAGCATATGTCTTGTCCGCCACGTCCTATAAATAAATCAGTGTTACAGTCTGCTGCAGAAAGTGTTGTTTTACCATTCTTACGTGCGATTAATAAAAGGATCTGTTTATACTTGCGAAGTCCATTTGGTTTCTTAAAACTATAAATGACTTCAAGCAATGCTCTTTCCCATTTCATCAACTTCAATGGTTTTCCATAAAAGCGATTCTTTGATTGTTTACATAAAGTTTCAGTAAACTCAATTCTGACATGTGCATCAGAAGGATCATATGCATAAAGACTCAAATCGTTATAACAATTTTGGAGTACTTTTCTTAGCTCATGGCCAACTTTCCAATTCTCTTGAACCACTTTTTTGTAATAATCTAAGAAATATGAATGAACACCATTAATAGTTGTGTTCTTTAAATCGATCTTATTCATCAGCTAGTCGATGCTTTTTCTTAAATCCATCGATTGAATCACCGGATTCAGGATCTCCAGCGTTATTTCCTAGTAGTTTATTGAGAACAACTATCTGATTCGCATATACTTGTTTTAACTTAGTGACAACTTTAGCTGCTTCAGATATTTTTTGTTTGGTTGAATCTGTTTTATGAACAATGACCAGAGGCAAATGACTTATTTTTTCAATTTGAGTTTTGGTATCAATCAGATCTTTAATGAAATCAATATTCAGTTGAAACACATCAGACTTATCCTTGCTTTCAAATAAATTTTTATAATATTCAATTTGCTCCATTTTGTTCTCCTTTTCTAAACTTTTTGAACCTTTGACTTTTTTTGATTCAACAAAGTTTTTAAATTTCAGATTTTCCCAAATTTTCAGTGGCGAGGAAAGTTATCTTGCTGAGGGGCTAACGTGAGACCTCATTTTTCGAATCAATAGGGGGGGGTATACGTGCTAAACCATTTATTAATGTAAGATTTCCATTCTTCTTTATAACGTTTGCGATAGTCATCTGCTTGTTCTAAACGGTTTAAACATTCTTCTTGGGTTGTTTCCATGAGGATTGCTGCATCAACCTGTAGTTCATCAATGATCCTATCCCTATCGAATGTGTTAGGATAACCACCGATAATCCATGCTGTCTTCCACTGTCCATAACGAGTCTTGATATGATCTAGCAATAAATCCCTTACACTAAAGAGATTTCGTTTGACTGCTGGTACTTCTTGATATGTTGGCATTAGTGTGATTGCTTCCTGAAGTTTGTCCAGATCCACAACGATATCACTATAACCTTTGTTTTCTTTTACATATGATGTCTTACCGCTTAAAGGTGGACCATACACAAGGATTACTTCTTTGTTGGTTATGAATCGTCCATGCTCTTCATTGTGGCATTGATGACATATAACCTCTACATTATCCTTATTGAATGTCTTGCTGTAGTCATTGTAATCATGTTCTTTAAGATGCTGTATATGATGCACTTCTAATAGTGATGTATCAGTAAACACCTTATTGCATCGACTACATATACCACCATTTTCAATAATGACAGTCTCTCTAAATGCTCTCCAGGATCTGCTTGTATAAAATGTATTCCCTGGCATTAGAAGTCATTATCCTCTTTGAATTTTTGTATTTCCTTCTCAAGTTTCAACTTCTTTTCCTTAAGAATATGGTCTAATGGTTGGTCCATGAATGGTTCCTTAAGATTTCTACTGTAGTTTTTAAGCAACTTCCATATAGCTGATTCAGAAGGTGGATACTTCTTATGAACTCTTTTTTTAATTATTTTTAAATTGTGATTCTCATCTATTACATCGTTCTCAGTAATCTCAGCATCCAGCTCTTGATAACCAAAAGCAAGCTTCTCAAGAGTTTGAACTAAACGTGGAACTAATAACTGTCCTTTATATTTCCTAGCCTCAAAAATAGTAGATGATAAGATGCCGTATTCTCTCTTGTATTTAATCCATGAGTTCTTAGAGATTTGCAAACGTGTATAAATATCCTTTTCGGTAGCACCCTCGTAAATTATCCAGTTGCGTATCTCATCAAGTCGAATTCGCACTTGATTCCATTTAGAGTCTGCCATTCCATCACCTTTATTTATGTTTCATAAGTTCACACATTCCATATGTTTAAACGGTTACCTAAAATTTGTGAAAAAAAATAAATAACCGTCATTTTTGCTCTTTATTATCGATGATACCTATTTTTTAGGACCTAGACTAATCAATATTTGGGGGAAATATGGAAACAGTACCAGAGCAAGGAAACTGTAGCACTAAGTCCTAAAAAATAGGTATCATCTTACGTCTTTAGGCTACTTAATAAAAATATCTTAGTCAATACCAAAACTGAATAGAGTCACTTTTTTACCCCCTTTACAAAGTAAGTAAAAATAAAAAGACGAACATTGTCCGTCTCTAATTTATCAATCTACGCTATCGC